GTACCTAGTGCTTCATAAACACGTCTGTACGCTTCATGAATGTTGTGAATTGCAGGATTAGACTGTGCAATTTGTAATTGTGATTGTGCAAGTGTAACTCTTTGAGCCATACTCATAATATTTGGGTCTGCAACAGGTAAAATATCTACTCTGTTGTCAAAATCTAATTGTTTTATTTCTCTTGGGCCACCATAAACATCATAGGGATACACTGGTGGTAAAGATTCACCACAAATTCTTGCTAGAATTTTAAACTCAAGTCTCATTGCATAGTAACAACGTTTGTGAACACCACTCATTACACGTGAACCACGCTCCATCATAGCCATTGTTGTACCAACAGCTCTGTTTTGTAAGTCATTACCAATATTTGAATCTGTTATTGCAGCAAATTTCTGTCCTGCTTGTACTACAAAACCCATTAAGTTGTATAAAGTTGGTGATGGTTCTGTAAATGGTAAATTAAAAAACTGATCTCTGATGTTTCCGCCAGGTGCGTCTACATCTCTAAACTCTCCAGGTTGTATCGGTTGATCATCATCTCTTACTCTCATACCTCTAGACTTAAATCCAGCAGGTAAATTTTTTAAAGTACCCGCATCAATTAGTTGTCTTAGTGATTGTGTTGCTGCTTGAGACAAGCCACCAATCATATGAGTTAAACCAAAACCATAAAAACCTAAACCAGGCAAAAATTTATAGTGAACAAAATATTCTATTCTTTGATATGATGGATCATCAGTTTGGTAATTTCTATAAATAGATAAAATTTCTCCTGAACCTTCATCAATAGTTACAATGTAAGGTATTTTAATTTTTTTAGCTCTATCATCAAAATCTTCAAAGTCGTCTAAATTTAAATCTACATGCATTTCTAAAATTGTATGTAAATAATCTGACCCTGTTCCTTTAACCCCTTCAAGCTCATTTAATTTTTTTTGTACTTGATCAGGTTCACTGTTAGAATCAATTAAGTCTATATCTCTATAAGACCCTGCAGCCATTTTTTTTGTAACTTCATTAGCTGTCATTTTAATTACGTGAGTAATTCTTTCACAATCTTTTAAATCAGATGCGTAGTAAGGAACTACTAAATCTTCTGCTGGAATAAATTTTGATACAGGTCTATCTAGCATTGCATCATAATATATTTTTTTGAATGTAGATCCTGATAGAGGTAGATAAAATAACATTTGATCCATGTCAGTTGTGTAATCTTCCATCTCCTCCATCAACAAATAATTCATATAGTCTTTGACTCTATCTGCCTGGGCTTCGGTGGCCGGTGTTACTGCACCTACAACTTGGGTTCTTACTGGACCATCACTTGGAACTAATTCTTTATAAGCTTGTGCTTGGAATTGCGTTACAGATTCAGCTAACAACGGATGAGTGACACCAGATGCACCTTTAAATGGTTTTGTAACTTCTTGATACTTTGTGCCTAATAAATCTAATCCTTTAATATATGCATCTTCCCATTCTTTTCTAGAAGTTTTATCTTTTTTGTATTCTTGAATAAGCTCCATAGCCATGTCTTTAAGCTCTCGCTCGTCCATGTTTTCTGCTAAGTTTGCATTGAAATCATCTTGAGGTCTTTCCTCAATCATTTCTTCTTCACCTTCAACTGCTACGTCTACAGGTAAGCCTTCCTGTTGTTCTTGAATATCTTCTTCTTTGATTTCTTCTGTTACTTTTTCGATTGCCATAATTAATTGTACCTTATTGGTTTAAACATATCTACTACAAGTCCACCGAGTTTCTTGTAGGTTTTTTGTGTACCTCTCATTAGTGGAGTCACTTTAATCGCAAATGCATCAAAATACAAGGCAGGATTAGATGATTCAATAAATGTATAACCAGCACCTGCTTTTCCAGGGTCAGTGGCATCTATAGCATCCTCATGATATATGCTTTTTATTTTTTTACCCTTCAATTTGTGACTATCAGGATATGAAAATTTATCTTCTCTTATTTTTTTGTACGGTTTTGATGGATCAGATAAAGATATTTTAGTGGGTCCTGCTTTTGATCCATAGAGTCTTGCTGTTCTTTTCATAACATTTGGCATTATTGAAGAGCCGCTTTTGTTTATTCCTTTACCATTTGCATAACCATAAAATCTTTCATTACCCGCTTTATATCCTTGACGAAAACTTAATTTGTCAAACGGGGCAACGGCTACGTAATCAACATTCTCTCGTGCTGCTCTTTGCAGCAAATACTTAAGTGCATGGTCTCCATAATCAACATTCTCAACCATCGGAAAATAATCTTTAGTTCCACCTTTACCTGTCATCCTTTGTATAGCTTGTGTTGTCTTTGCTAATTGATTAGATATGGCAATTTGTGCAGATACATCAACTTTTTCAATTGCATCTTGCATAGAAGAAACAAGTTTTGATCTTTCGTTTGTAAGTAATTTTATCTCAATATCTTTTTGGAAAGGGTTAATTCTTTTTAAACCATCAAGTTGTTCAAACTTTTGAAGACCTTTTGAAATACTCTGGTTTACATCAGATTGTATTTCGTTAATCATAAATACTTTTTTACCATCAGGAGTAAACCTTGTATCAAATCTTATGTGATAAATATTATTTGTTGCATCGTCAAGAACCTCTGTAAAGTGACCCCCTTTGTTAAATGGGCTACTGTTTGTTACAATTTCTTCCGGAAGTGTCATGATTGTTTCTCTGTAATTAGTACCTCCATCAAGTGTATAACTTCTTTCATTACCGTAATATGTTTTTGTACTTCTTAGTGGAGCTGCCGCAGAGTTTAATTCTCCTTCTAATTTATTCAAAACTAATTTTTGTGATGGATCAAAATTAGGTCTAGCCTTTGCAAGGTTTAAAGCTTGATTTAAATTTCTAAAAGCTCCTTTTCCCATCTCACCATTTTTAATTGCAACAAGTTCAAACTGAGCCTCACTGAGCTGTCTAACTATATCATCATCGTTTCTGTATTTTACTTTAAGTGCTTGTAATCTATCTCCAAGTATTTTTACAGTGTTATCAAATTTATCTCCTGCACCTGATGGTCTACCTAACTCAACTGGTTTTAATCTGTTCATAGGATTTAATTTTATCATTGCACCAATTTCATTAGCATCTAATTTTATTCCAAATTTTTTAGCTGCAGCTAACAAACCACCAGTTAAATTACCTCCTTGATCAAATACAGCTACGTTAGTATCAAACAATTCCTCTTTTGAAATATTTACCTCTTTACCTGCAAAGGGTCCTGAATCATATTTAAATTTTTTTTCAGCTCTTTCAATTCTTGTTGATGGTTTACCAAATACCTTAAAATTTACTTTCCTAGTAGATGTTAAGTGATCTAACCACTCATCAGCTGTGTACTGACCTCTACCTTTTCTCATTACCCAATCATAAGTAGATGATCCAAATCCTGGAGCTATGTCATCACCCATTTGTAAAGGTTGTGTCTTTTTTAAAACTATGGGTGGATTTTTTATTTCTTGTGTAGCTAACTCTTGACCCTGAGCTTGTGATGGCTTTGGTTGATAAGTTATTTGTTTTTGTTGTGTTCCGGTGGTCGGTGTTGCTGATTCTTTTTTACCACCAAGAATCCTTCGGCCGATCCCTCGTAAAATATTCGTAAGGGACATTGTCCCTCCTAATACATTTTTGTAGGTTTGTTTCTACCTAGTTTGCATTTTACTTTTATAGACTTACCAGATTTGTAACCCATGGGCTTATTCATCATTCCGCCACCCATCATTTTGCCTGAATAGTTAGTAAATAATCGTCCTGTTCTTTTATAAGTTTTTTCTGCATCTCCACTAGTTACAAATTCATCAATCCTATCTTTTCCTGCTCTCCAATTTCTTCCAGTAGTTCCTCTAGTTGATAAATATGTTCCTTTACCAGGTTCAGTGATCATTCTTCTTTCACCTCTACCCGCAACTCTATCACCTTTTAATGGATTAACTTTATCTTTTGTAGATTCAATAAATGCTTCAATACTTGCACTTTTTAGTTTTTGTTTTTG